AACGACAAGGACGCAGGCATTGCCGAACTCAAAGCCGCAGGCATCCTGGCCCGCGCCACCGCATAAAAGGAGCCCGCACCATGCAACTCAATGACTTCACCCTCACCGAACTCACCGCCGCCATCAACCAATTCCCCGTGCAATGGGGCATGGTTAACCAGATGGGCTTGTTTGCTGATCGCGGCGTTCGCACCCGCACCGTCACCGTGGAAGAGCAAAGCGGCTCCCTCGTGCTGCTGCCAGACCATGAATGGGGCGGCGAGGGCACCGTAGCCAGCAAAATCCAGCGCAATACCTACAGCTTTTCGATCAAGCAAACCGTGCACGAAGATGCCGTGTTGCCTGGCGACATTCAGGACGTGCGCGGCTTCGGTATTGAAGGCCTCACCGATGTGAGCGCAGAGATCGCCCGGCGCCTGCAGCGCATGCGCGCCCGCCATGACAGCACCCGCGAATGGAAGCTGATGAGCGCATTGAAGGGCACTGTGCTATCCGGCGACGGCTCCACCCTGGTCAACCTCTTTACCGCCTTCGGCCTGTCGCAGGTAACCGTGGACTTCGTGCTTGGCACCAGCACCACCGACATCCTGGCCAAGTGCGCCGCCGTGCTCAACCAGATCGAGGACAACCTCAAGGGCGACACCATGAATGGCGTCACCGCCCTGGTATCGAGCGAGTTCTACAGCAAGCTGGTGAACCACGCCAAAGTGGTTGACGCCTACAAGTACCACAGCGAGGCCGCTGTGCGCTTAGGGCAAGACCTGCGCAAGGGCTTCACCTTTGGCGGCATAACCTTCGTGGAATACCGCGCCAGCATCAACGGCAGCCGCCTGATTGCCGCGCAAGAAGGCCACGCCGTGCCACTGGGCACCATGGATACCTTTGCCAACTACTACGCCCCGGCGGACTTCAATGAAACGGTCAACACCATTGGCCTGCCCATCTACGTCAAGACCTGGGAAAAGGAAGGCGGGCGCGGCACCGTGCTGCACACCCAAAGCAACAGCCTGCCCCTGGTGCACCAGCCCGCCGTGTTGGTGAAGCTGACCACCAGCAACTAAGGTCGCCGCCATGGAACACGCCACCGTCACCCTGTTGCAAAGCGCAACGCTGGGCCGCCAAACCCTGTCGGCTGGTGTGCAGGTGCGCGTGCCATTGGCGCAGGCACAAGCCTGGGCGCAGGCGGGCATTGCTGCCATGGATGCGGGGCAAGCACAGGAAACGGCCAGCGAGCCGGATGCGGAGCAGAAACCGCAACTAGCCCCAGTAAATGCTGACGATGAAGCTATCGAAACCGTAGCAAAACCCATCCCCAAACGGGGCAAAAAGGGGTAAACGGCCATGCCGATCCTGACGCGCGCGGAGTTGGAGCAGCGCATGTCCGGCGCTGACCTGTCGCAACTGGCGGACATGAGCGCCGCCGGTAGCGAAACAACCGGCATGGTGGACGCCACGCTACTAGATGCCGAGTCAGAGGTTTTGGGCTACGTGCGCAGCGCCGTCAATCCCGCGTTGCTGCCCGACCCCGCGCCAGACCTGCTCAAACGTCTGGTGTGCGACGTAGCCCGCTACAACCTATTCCAGCGCCACCTTCACGAAGACCACCCGGTCATGATCGCCTACCGCGCCGCCCTGGCCACCCTGCGCGACATTGCCAGCGGCAAGCTGGCCCTGCCCCTGGCAGACACGGCAGCCGTGGACAACAGCGCCGCGCCCATAGGTTACGCGCCGACAAGGTACCTGACCGACGTTTCCATGGGGGCGATGCTGCCATGAACGCGCATCACGTACTCTTGCACATCAAGCGCTCTCTGGCCTCACTCTTGGATAGCGCGCGGATTGAACATCGGCAAAACGCACGCCCACAGGGTATGGGATTGTCCTGCCAAAAGCGGTCGTTCACGGCGTATATCTTCCCGTCCTTGCGTTTGCAGTCTGGTGGTGTCAGGCAATCGTCTATGGCATCCCACATTAAGTACGGCAGTACGTCTGCGCTTTGGCGAAAACTCACCCAGTGCCCCAGCATGTACCACTTCATGGCCACAAAGTGCATGAAGGTCTCTGCTACGAACTTGGTGTCGTGCAGTTCCAGCACGGAGCCTGTACGCTCCAACGCCTGGATTCGATCTTGCTCCGGCTTGGCTTGGGCGCGTGTCATTTCTTCGTCTTCCATCAGTTCTTTGATGCTAGGGTGGGGAAACAGGTATTCCCCGGCACCGTGCCACATGAAATCAGACGGTATCAGCGGCGCAAGTGTTTTGCGTGCGCCCCTGGTGTGCGTGTTGCTGTCAATCAGCCGCCACATCTGCGCCCGAATGGCTTGCTTGTTTTCGCCACTCAAATTGGTGAAAGCACAAGCCCATTCAAAAGCCTGCTCAAACCGCTGTGCGTCCGTCAGTGGTATAGGGGCTTGACCCATGGCGACCGTTTTTTCCGTCACCGTCAAAGACGAGGCCGTACTGGCCGCCTTGGAACGGCTTCGCGCCAATATGTCCGCCCCTTCCATGCGCATATTTTTTTCTGGCTTGGGGGGCGAATTGAAGAAAAAAATACGAAGCAATTTTGAAAACATGCAATCCCCTGATGGTGTGGCTTGGAAAGACCTGTCTTTGGCGACCAAGATACAGCGCCTTCCCAAAAGCAAGAACTTCAAAAGGGGCAAGTCTAAGACGGTAGCCAATCTTTCAAAATCTGGGCGCGCCGCGCTGGGCGGACGAATGGAAATACTGCGTGACAAAGGACACCTGTACGATAGCATTCAAATCCAATCCGTCACCCCCAGCAGCGTCACCGTTGGCACGAACCGCGGCTATGCAGCCATCCACCAGTTCGGCGGCATGGCCGGGCGCGGCAGGAAGGTGCGCATCCCCGCGCGGCCCTTCATTGGTATCGACGAGCGCGGCAGCGCGCAGATTGTTGACACCCTGCGCCAATACGTATTGCAAGACGTGTAAAGCCCATGGCTTCCACCCTGCACAACCTACAGACCAGCGTGACACAGCGCCTTCATGACGCAATGGGGGCGACCGCGCGTGTCCTGAGCGCCTTCGATCTTGATGAGGCCAAACAGTCCCAGGTCATAGCCCCCGCCGTATTTGTCAGCTTTGAGGGGGCGCAGATCACCGAGTACAGCGAGTCCCGCAAGGCCGCCATCATTTTGGTCAACTTCAACGTTATCGCTGTCGCCCGTCAGGCATCACGCATGACGCGCGCCGACGCGGCTGCTGGCTCCGCCCTGGAGCTTTTGGAGTCCGTCGTCATTGCCCTGACAGGCTTCAAACCGACCGGAGCCATAAAACCCATGAAGATGCTCAGCGCGGAGCCCCCGGCGTATGAGCCACCGATTGCCTGGCTGCCGACATCGTGGGCAGTCGAAGCCATGTTACCAACCACCACAGCCTAACCCATCAAGGAGCCCCCATCATGACCGACACCGTTTACTACCCCTACCTTGGCAGCGGCAAAATTTACGCGCGCGCGGCAGGTGCCGCCGCTGGCTTGATCGAAATCGGCAATGCCAGCAAGCTGGAACTGGCCGTCAAGGAAGACAAGCAGAAACTCAAGGACTACAGCAAGCCCGGTGGCGGCGTATATGCCACCGTCAGCCGCGTCAGCGAAGCTACGCTGCAAATGACCTTGAACGACCTCAACAAGACCAACGTGGCGCGCGCCGTGTTTGGCACCGAGTCCGCCGTGGCCGGTGCAACCGTGGTGGATGAGGTGGTCACGGCCTACAAGGGCGCCATCGCCCCGCTGCTGCACCCCAACCCCACGGCTGTCACTGTCACGGACACCGCAGGCACGACGACCTACGTGGCCAACACCGACTACGAAGTGCGTGCAGGTGGCATCTTCATCATCGCAGCGGGTGCCATCACCAACGCGCAGAGCCTGAAGGTGGACTACACCTACGCCGCCTACGACAAGGTGGAGGCCATGACCAGCAGCGCCATTACGCTGGAGCTGCATTTCGAAGGCCTGAACGAAGCCAATAGCGGCAAGCCGGTGATCGTGGACATCTACCGTGCCCAGCTATCGCCCACCAAGGCCCTGAGTCTGCTGGGTGACAAGTTTGCCGATTTGGAAGTGGAGGCCGAAGTGTTGGCCGACACCAGCAAGGTCGGCGCGGGTATCAGTCAGTATTTCCGGGTGCAGTTGGCGTAAAGCCCTGCCGTGTTACAGGCGCAGGCCTAGCAGTAGGCCCGCCAGCAACACCGCAGGGCGGCGGGACAGCCACAGCAAGGCAGCGAGCGCCAGGATCGTCCACCCGACGTTCAGGCCCGTGTGCAGCACCCAAACCACCAGCGCCGTGAGCGCCACGCCCGCCAGCAGCGCCAGGGCGCCAACGGCAAACCAGCAAGCAACGGTCTTTAGGTAGCGATTCATGTCTGGCAACAAGGTAGAAATCAAGGTTGAGGCCAGTGTATCTGGCCAGCCAGCGCTTGAGAAGCTGGAAGACAACCTGAAAGGCATAGCCCCAGCGGCACAAAAGACCGCACAGGCTGGGGCCGCTGCCGGGCAGGGCATGGAAGGCATGGCCGCAGGCGCCGCCAAAGCCGATGCAAACCTTGGCGCAACGCGCAGAGGCCTTGCCAGCATCTCGGCACAGCTTGCCGAAACCCAGCGGGGCATTGCAACCCTGCGCGACTCGTTGCTATCGGGCTGGTCTTTCAAGCAGTTTGTTGACGCTGCCGCCCAAATGGAGCAAGTCCAGGCGGGCCTCAAGGCTGTAGCCGGTAGCTCCACGCTGGCCGGTCAGCAGCTTGAGTTCGTGCGCTCTGTGGCATCGCGCACGGGGGTAGATGTTCTGGATGCTGGAAAAGCATTTCTCGGCCTGAGTGCGGCCACCAAGGGCACAGCAGTCGAAGGCGAACCTACCCGGCGCGTGTTCGAAGCCGTTGCTACAGCCATGGCCAAGGCGGGCAAGAGCAGTGCAGAGACGCAAAACGCCCTGCTGGCGTTGTCCCAAATGGCCAGTAAGGGCACAGTGGCCATGGAGGAACTGCGTGGCCAGTTGGGCGAAGCCCTACCCGGCGCGCTGCAGGCCGTATCCAATGGGTTTGGCATCACGACCCAAGACCTAATCAAGCTGGTGGAATCTGGGCAGGTCGCAGCGCAGGACCTGTTTCCGGCGTTGGCCGCAGGATTGAACGGGATTTACGGCACTGCCCCCGCTGCGCAAACCCTGTCGCAGGAAATCACCAATATCAAAAACAGCTTCGTCGATATGGCTTCCCACATCGGCGAGGCTGGTGCGCTGGACGCTCTTAAAGCCGGGGCCGAAGTCGCACAGACCGCCATCGTGTACCTGGACGACTCCCTGATCCAGATTGGCAAGTCCATCGGCGTCATGATGGCAGCCATTGCCACCATGGATTTCTCGGGCTTGAAACAGGCCTTCGCAGACATCGAGGCCGAGAGCCGCACCAAGCTTCTCAAGGCCGCAGAGCACAACACCGTGCTGGCCGCGTCGATTCGCGCAGGTGGCACCGAAGCTGCCAAGGCTGCACTGGCTGTGCAGGATCATGCCAAGGAAGTAGCTACCGGTACCACGGCGGTTACAGCCGCCGCCCCCAAGTACATCGCCCTGGCAAACGCCTATGCCAAAGTCCGCGAAGAACTCAAAGGGCAAATCGAGCAGGCGCAAAAAAGCCTGGAGGCGCGCGAAAAGGAAAACGCCGCCATGGTGGCCCAAGCGCAGCTATACGGCACCGAGGCACAGGTGCGCCAGGCCGCCGCGCTAGGCGCACAGCTGCAATACCAGGCCGCGCTCAAACTGGCCGAACTGCGCACCACTGAGGTGAACGTCATGCGCGCCGAACTGGAGGCCAAGCAGGCGCAGTTGGCACTGGACGGACCCATCAGCGAGCAGCGTAAGAAAGAACTCAAGGAGTTACAGGACCTCATTGACCTTCGCCAGGCCGATGCTGACAAGGCAAAGGCGCAGGCTGACGCCTCGCGCGTGCTGGCCGAATCCACGGCGCTCGAGGTCGAGAAGCACAAAGACAACAGCGCCCGCCTGCGCGAGCTAGCCCAGGCGTATGAGGATGCGCGCGCAAAACTGGAGCAGTTACAGCGCCTTAAGGAGCAAGGCAAGGCCACGACAGAGCAGGTTGCACAGGCGGAGAAAGAAGCGGCAAAGGCCAGTGCTTTGTACCGCGACGCGCTGGATGACATCGTTACCAAGCTGCAGGCGCGCCAGGTCGCCGAACGTGCCGCTGCGCAGGTGGCCGAAATCACACTCAACGCCGAAAAGGCAAGCCTCAAAGCCATTGAAGAAGCCGCCCGCGCCAATGGTGACTACGCCACCGCTTTGGCAGCCAATATCGAGCAAAAGAAGATCGACATCAAGATCATCGAAGCCAAAGTGCAGGCCATGAAAGCCGAGGCGGACGGCAACATTGCCGTAGCCAAGGCCGAATTGGCGGTACTGCAAGCCAGCGGCAATGTTGATCCGGTAAAGCGTGCGCAGATAGAGGCATCCATCAAATTGGCAGAAGCCAAGAAGGTGGAGGCCGATGCTATCGCGCTGGCCATTGACCCAATTGCCAGGGAGATCCAGGCGCTTCAGAACGGGACCAAAACACTTGATGGGTTTGGTGACGCCGCAGGCAACGCAGCGGACAAGCAGCGCGGCCTGAACGCCGCCATTGATGCTGGCACCCTGGCATTGGAGCGTGAAAACGCCGCCCTCGAGCGCAAGATTTCCGCGCAAGAAAAAGCCAATGATCTGAAACAACGCGAGATTGACCTGGAGAACAAGCGCCTGAACCGTGACAGTGAGGGCTTTTCGGTGGGTCCGGACGGCAAGCGCATTGTTCTGCGTTCGGACAGGCTAAGCGACCGCGGCGTCTACGAGCGCGCAAAAAGCCAGGGTCTGACAGATGAACAGGCACTTAGCCTAATCGGGCACTACGGGACCAGTGCGACTGCGAATAAAGACAACGCAGCGGTGGCCCCCATTTATGCGGCCATGGAAGAGGCCATTAACCGAATGGTTTTAGAGAACGCGCAAAAACGCGTGCAAGACGAAAAGAAAAAAGAAGCCGAACAGAAAGCGCAACAGCAGCGTGACGAGGATGCGCGCAGGCAAAAAGAGCAAGACGACGAGCGCAAGGCAAAGCAGCAAAAAGAACAAGCCGAGCGCGATGCGGCGCAGAAGGCAGCGCAGCAGCCCCAACAACCAGCCCCCCAACCGCAGCCCAGGCCACCCGCGCAGGCATCGGAAACAGCCAACGTTAAGAGCAGCACAAATGTGACGATCAACGTGGCCGCTGGCGTGGACGTATCCAGTCGCGGGCAGGCCGAATCCATAGCCCGCGCCATCATGCCCGCCATCAAAGACCTGAGCCGCAGGGGCTTTGGCGCGTCCTAACCCGCACCGAATAGACCCGCAGCACGCCCATGGACCCCATTTCCTGCACCCGCATCATTGGCAACAAGTACAACCGCGTGCGCGCCGCCGCCATTACCGCCACGGCGCAGCGCCCCAGCACGCAGTTGTACCAGCTATCCGCCCAGCGTGCGGGCAACGGCACCATGGCCCTGAGTGGCCCTTTCACGGGCGCGCAGGATAGCGTGGTTGACGTGGAAGTCTTGGGCGGCAGCGCCGGTGCCTTGCGTGCAAGCGCCCCCGTCATTACCGGTGTCGGCAATGGCGCGCTGACGGTTGCATCCATTGATGGCGGCGCCGCCGCGCAAACGCTCTCCTTTACGCTGCTGGATGCGGGCACGCAGCCCAGGCCCGCGCTATTGGACTTTTTTGGTGTGCAACTGGCCGCGCGCGCCACGGGCGCACTGGGTAATGCGGTGCACCTGAGCGTTACCCGCAACCTTACCTTCACCGATCTACCCTACGCCACGCTAGAAAAGCTCACCACCGGCACCAACACGTTTGACGGCCCGCAGTTCGACTGGGGCCAGAGCGCGGCAACCGGCGCAGATATTCCCGATGGCGCGCTGCGCATGGTATTCAAGGGGCTGCCCACCGTGCATCGCGCCTGGAAGGTGTGGGACAGCGGGCGTTTTGTCTACAAGATCGACCCGCCCCTGGCCTACGACGTACCTGAGAACACGCGCATCCGCGAAGTGAACGGCGATTACACCCTCACCGTGACCGACGGCGTGGACACCGAGGTCTACACCGCCGTCACCATGTATGACTTCCTGGCCGAGGTGCAGGCCCGCAGCGCCCTGATTCAGGTGCTGGGCGTAGTGGCCCAGGACCGCGCACCGGGCGGCCAGGCGGTAACCGACATCCCCCTGCGCACCGATGCGCACGCGCTGCCCGTGATTGCCAGCGCCACGCGGGGCGGTGCCACGCTGCAGGTGGGCACCGTGTCACCCAGCGCGGCTACGCAGAACATCACCATCACCTGCCTGGGTAACGTCAGCTCCAGCCCCAGCGGGCAGGCCTGGTCCGTCGTCGGTGGCGTGGATGGCACGCTACCCGCAGCCTACACCGGCGTGCCCTACGCCGATGGCCCCGTGCAGTTCACCATCCCGCAGCCCAGTGTTTCCGCCGCCCTGGCCGCAGCCATTACCGGGCGCTTTTCCCCGACCAGCCGTGACAAGGACGAGGGCCTTCCCGCCATTTGTTTCAAACCCCTGCTGCTTGGAACAGCGGCAACCAACAAGGAGGTGACCTTTGAATACCGCAAGCGACCGCCGGATGAGTGCAGCTGTAGCACCGCCCGGCCTCTCCAGGTCAATCTACAGTGCCTGGGCCTGGACCCCGCAGGAGCAGACGCTATGGACATAGAGTATCAAACGCGCCTCATCAGCCTCTTTAACTGGCATAGCACCTTTGTGGCCAGCAACTTGTCGCTGATCGGCTTTGACCAGGCCGATGTCGATACAGCACTGAGCTGCACGGGCATCCTGGCCGACGCCCTGGCTGAAATCTACGATGTGCCCGCTGCGGCGAGCGCATGGGACGGCGTATTCACCGCCTACCAGGCCGAGCTGGCGCCTTATGCCAACCTGGGCGAACAGTGGGGCCTCAAAGGTGGCGTTTCCGGCGGCACCGGCTCCGACCCCTGGACACCGCGCGCCATGACGGTGGGCAAGAGCTACACCAACCCGGTAAACGGGCACCAGTACACCGTGACCGGCATCACCATCAACGGCAGCGCGGTGACGGCCACGCCACCGGATGCGACGCTACCCATCGCATCAAGCGCCGTGTGGCTGTCCGACGGCTCCACCTTCGCCGTGGCGGAAGTGACCGACGTGGTGCTCACCGTCACCGACATGGGGCCTGTGAAAGCATGGGGCGACTTTGCGGTAGGCCGCGTCTACAGCGCCAGCCGCTACCCGGAAGGCGCCGACGTTGAACAGGTGCGCATAACCACCATCAAGGTGGGCGGTGTCTCTGCCCCTATGCCGACCTACGCGATCACCTGGGATGCATCGGAGTTCAACGGCGTGGGCGTGCTTACCGGCAAGCAAACCGACTCGCCCTATGAGACCGTCGAAATCACCTCCGTGCGCGTGGCACCTGCACCGCCCGGTGCCACGGTGGCGCTGGGGCATGAGATCGTCAACAGCATCACCCACCGGGGCTACCGTGTGGACGCCATCGAGGTCGCCACCGTGTCCGTGCCAGCCGCCAGTGCGCGCCTGCCTGGCGATACCGATGCGGTCTGGCTCGACGACCTGTCCACGTTTGACGTCACCATGCCCGCAGCCGCGCGCACCAGCCTGGTTGTGACCGTGAAAGACGAGGGCTACGCCGCGCCCTCCGTCCCGCCGGGCAAGACCATGGATCAAGGCCCGCAGAGCATCATTGTTGATGTGCCCCAGACTCATGTGCCGACGTTTGTCCCGACCTATACATCAGATGGCGGCGGTAGCTACCAGCTTCCTGTTGACGTCTGGAGGGCACAAGTGGACGAGGTGAACTTCGCCAATGCCCAAGCGGCTTCCATGGCTTCAAATGCCAGTAGCAGACTGGTTGACGAACGTGACCGCGCGCACTTTTCCAAGTTCATGGAGTACTTCCCCAAGAAGTACGAGGCCAAGATGAACTGGGTGCGTGCTATTGCGGGTATCCCCCCAAAATCTGACGCCAGCGGTGCAGGGAGTCCCTGCTGGCGTGACTTCGGCGATCCCTACTGGTGGGAAGACGTCGAAGGTTTCTATCTCCCAGCGTTTACCAACCACCCGTACATCAGTGCGCGCCGCCTGGACGATGGCAGCATCATCAGCACGCGCGAGTTTGGGTTTGGTTTGGTTACGCAATGCGATCACCGCTTGAAAGAGGGTGACCGCATCACCATCAAGATTGGCGGCACCAACAGCGCGGGCGCCTGGGCCGAGGGTGACCGCTTTGTAATCCCCTTGATTGGCGCGGCCAACGCCCCGCTAACCGGCGGGGCCAACGGCGACCCCACGCACACGTGGACCGTGCGCAGCTCCGTGCTGGGCGCCCTGACTGATTGGGCCTGGCTGCCCAGCGCGCCCACGCCCTGGGCGCATGCGCCCGCCACTGTCAACCTGGCCCAAGGTGGAATCCCCTTTGAGGTGGGCGACGTGATCGCCTTCGATATCGAGGGCGGACAACTCCGCTGGCGCCGCGACGGGGGGGCCTGGACCACTGCCGACCTGTACAGCGGCGCACCGCTTGACCTGGGCGACGGTTTGCACCTGCAAGCGCAAAGCGGGGCCGCCCCATCGTTCCTGGCGGGCGACACCTGGCAGTTCTCCGCCGTGGCCACCTACGGCACGGCGCGGCTGCGTCAGCCCCGCATCGGGCAAGCCTTTGCCTGGGACGGCGCCGCCTGCACGCTCGATGTTGATCTGGGCAGCGCGCAAAGCCTGGAGGCCGTAATGTTGGCCATGCACGGCATTGCGCTGGATGCCACCGTGACCGTTAGTGGTGGCCTGGCCATGGCCACCGAATGGACCCTGCCGACCACCGTGCGCAAAGGGATCATCCTGGCCGTGCTCCCGCACACGGAGGGCGACCCGCTGCCCACGGCGCGCTACCTGCGCATTGCTGTCACTGGTGCCGGTGCGGGTGGGGCAATCGGTTGGCTTTGGGCCGGTGTCGGCTGGCAGCCCACCGTAGGGCCTTCGCGCATGACGCTTAAACGCCAGTACGGCCTGGCACGCGGCGCGGGCATCAATCAAAGCGCCCTGTACCGGGGCGCGGGCATGGGCGGCGCATGGGCTTGGGACCTGTCATCGGGCGCTGCCCTGATGGCGGACAACGCGCAAGGCCTGCTCGAACTCATCGACCACTGCGCCGAACAAGGGCTGGAGCCCCTGGCGCTGGTGCCCAACATTGCCGCCACGGCGGACGCCAGCATTGCGCTTGTCGATGCCGACGAGATCACCATGGAGGAGTACAGCAACTGGCAGGACACCACCAGCCGCGTCGTCAGTCTGGACTTGCCCCTGCGTGCCGTGCTGGCCTGAGGCGTTGACTATGTACCAGCTCACCATTGCCGCCACGCCGCCCCTGCAACTGAGCGAGCCGGATATTACGGCCATCGGTGCGGAGCACAGCGCCATCAATGGCGAGGTGCCCAACATGACCGTGACGATTGACAACGCACGCGGCCAGCACACCGCCGCCGTTGTGGCGTCCAACCTGCTACGCCTGCGCGCCACGTTGGAGCGCGACGGCACCAGCGTTTTTGTCGGCGCCGTGCAGGGTGTGACCGTGGGCGCAGAAATCATCTTTGAGCTGGAGGCCTGATAGCACCATGGCCACGCCCTCCTTGCCCCTGCTGCTGACCGATGCGCTGCCCCTGCGCCGCGCGACAGACTTGTCCCAATACCGCGCCGACGCCGCAGACCGCTACCTGCCGTGGGTATTTGGCCGCGCAGCGCTTGCGCCCGTGCCCTTGGATTTGACCGGGCAGGAATGGTTGGTTGCGGATCACCCCATTACCGCCGTGGAGCGCGTCACCGTAGCAGGCAAGCCAACCACCGGCTGGGCCTTGCAGCAGCGCCTGGATGCCACAGGCCACGCCATAGCGGTCCTGCGTTTGGCGCAGCCCACCACCAAGGATGCAGTATCCGTCACCCTGGCTGGGCGGCGTCACCCGGCAACCGGCGCACTGCTGACCACGCCGGGTGACATCGTGCGCGAAATCATGCGCCTGTGCGGCCATGCCGAGGCACCTGGGGCCTGGTCCGGCCTGGACGTGCACTATGGCCAGACAGCGCTGGGGCTGGTGTTTGAGGCGCCCGAGCCCCTGCGCGCGGCGCTCTCGCGCGTGATCGAGCCGCTGCACGCCGTCTGGCGCCCCGGCTGGGCCGCCCCGCGCACACCGGGCACGCCCGTGGCCACGTTGGACGTGTTCAATACCCACAACATCAGCGCGCGCATGGATAGCACCACGCTGGCCACCGTTGCCCGCGTGGCCTACGCCCACGACTGGGCCAGCGGCGCCGCGCGCGCTGCACTGCGCCTGGTTGCGCCCGACGCCCTGACCCGATGGGGCGAAATCACCCTGGACGTGGACCTCCCAGCCGTGCACAACGCGCGCGATGCCCTGGCCTTCGCCAGCGCGCGCCTGGTCGATGCCGCGCGCGCCACTTGGACCGTGCAGGCGGACGTGGATGCCCGTATCGGCGTCCTGCTAGCGGGGCAGGCCATTGCCCTGGCGCACCCACACGCGCCTACCGGCGTAGCGCTGCTCACCGCCGTATCGCATGAGCGTGAGCAAGCCGTGCTGAAAATCACCGCAACGCTGTACACCGAGCCCGCGCCGCGCGTCGAGCTGCAACGCCGCAATGCCGCAATCGACGCTGCGGCCGCCACAGAGCCCGCCGTGACCTACCGCGACGGCACGGCAACGTTTACCGTGATGGACGATGCAGGCAACCCGCTAGCCGGGGCCACCGTCACGCTGGACGGCCTGACCAGCGCCACCACGGATGCGACCGGCAAAGTGCAGTTCAAGACGGCACGCGGCACGCACACCCTCACGGTGTCCATGCCCGGATTTGCGACGTTTGAGATTGAGGTGGTGGTATGACGGTCAAGACACGCATCGTCCAACGAAGCCCCGATCTTGGCCTTGGCATCAAGCTGCAGCGTCTGTCGGAGCCGCCCAAGCCGCAAAAGCCTGCGGACCCGCTGCCACCGCCGCCGCCAGTTGTGGAGCCTTCGCCCCCATGGTGGTGGGGTTGGTTTGGCGAGGATGGCGAGCGTCGCACCCGACTCGAAACGACACACTCCAATGGCGACCCTGCAATGGACGGGCGCTTGGGGTATTGGCCCGGTGTCTGGACGGCCACCGTTGACGGTGCCAGCGCTGTGACGTGGATAGTCGAGTTCACGCCGATGCTTTGGCTGGGCCAATGGGACGAACCGACAAATGAAGTCGTCTCCGTCGTCGTGGCTTGGGAGGGGAAGCCGACCCGTTGGGACCTGCCTCCCGTAACACCATTGCCGCTTCCCGAGGATTTGTTCGCCCTTGCGCCATTCGACCTACCTGATCCGGTTAGCTACCTCGGCGAGGACTTCACCCCCGTCACCTATTGGTCGGGGCCGGTGACTGCGCTCCCGCTGGCGATTGCTGCTGGCAACACCCTTTGCGTCGTGCAGGACAGCCGAGGCGTGTCAGGGGCCTTGCGTGCAAGCGCATTCTTTAACGGCACGGCCTTGGGCGAAGTGACGTGCCTATTCAAGCGAATCAACATTGTTTCATTAGGCGGTGGCAGCACATGAAAACCCAATTTACCCCATTTAAGGCAGGCGACACCTTCAGTTATGCGGGCACCTGTCGCCTGCCCGCGGGCGCGTGGAGCGCCACATGCCAAGTTCGCACCACGCAGGGCGACGCCGCCCTGGTAGGAACCATCGCCGTCACCCTGGGCGCGGCCGTGAATGGTGAAACACCAATTGCCTTATCCGCCGATGCTTCGGCGACTGCCAACTGGCCACCTGGGAACCACCAATTGGACATCCGATATTCGGATGGCACCGGCACGGTGGTGCACACCTCCACGCTGATGCTGCCGGTGATCCGGGCCGTCACGGGAGCGTAAGCCATGGCACAAATCGCCATCACCTTGGCCCCGGCGCTGGCCGTTGACATCACACTCACCGGCGCCGCCGGTGCGGGAGTATCAGTTGTGCCGCCGCCACCGGTCGTCGCCGCCGCGCTCTACGAAGTTCTGCGCGGCCCCCAGGGGTTGCCCGGGGGTAGTGGCGCCACCACCTACACAGCCGCCGTGCCACTTGGTGGACACCTGGCCGTTACGCTTGATGCAGCGGGTGACGCCATTCCCGCCGATGCGGCCACTGCCTGGCACTACCCTGTTGCTGGTATCACCACTGGAGCGGTAATCGCGGGCGCACCGGCCACTGTTGTCACAACTGGCTCTTTGGAGCACTTGGGCTGGTCATTCACCCCAGGACTGCTTGTATTTCTAGGGCTGAACGGCGCACTCACACAAACCGTACCGGGTGGCGCAGTTTTCTCAAAAGTGCTGGGCATCGCCATAACACCGACACGAATCAATCTTGATTTCCAACCGGCCATTTTTTTATAGGAGAACGCTATGGGAACCGCATCAACTACGAAGTACATCAAGAACAACGCAGGCGCACTGACCGAAGAAGCCGCGCTGACCACCAGCGCAGGCGCAGGCGACGCGCAGCGCGTACCGGCCCTGAACGCGTCTGGTGTGCTTGACTTGACCATCACCAACGGCAAGAACACCAGTGCCGGGGCGGGTGATGCGGGCAAACTTGTCGCCCTGGACTCCAGCGGGCGTATCGACAACACGATGATGCCGGTAGGCATCGGGGCCGACACGGCCAGCATCACGACCAGCGAAGCCCTGTCTGCTGGTGACTTGGTGAATATCTGGAACAGCAGCGGTGCAAAGGTCCGCAAGGCTGACGCCACTGTGGCAGGAAAAGAGGCGCACGGCTTTGTGCTGTCGGCCTACGGCAGTTCTGCGTCGGCCACCGTGTACTTCGAGGGCACAAACACTGGGGTCACCGGCCTGACGCCTGGAAACCTGTTTCTGTCCACCACGGCGGGTCTTTGCACATCCACCGCCCCGAGCGCATCGGGCAATGCGGTGCAGCGCGTGGGTTTCGCCATCAGTGCTACAGCGATGAATTTCCAATCCCAACCGCCGATCACCTTGGCGTAAGTTATGGCTACGACAAACCGACTCATATTCTTGAGTAGCGATGGCTCAGTAAAGCAACTTGGCTTTGACCCTGACGCCCCTGACCTTGGCGGCAGTGCCGGAATGGCAACGAGCATCCATGCAGCGACTGAAAAGACAACGCCTGCAGGCGCTGACGAACTACCAATAGTTGACAGCGCAGCGGGAAACGTCCTCAAGAGCTTGACCTGGGCCAACCTGAAGGCCGCGCTACTGTCGTACATCGTTGCGACGGTGAACACCTGGACCAAGGCGCAGATCGGCTCCCCGGTAGCGCTGTCGGTGTCGTCTAACGCAGTAGCGGTGGACCTGAGCCTGGGGAACAACTTCACACTGTCCCTGCAAGCGACAACGGGTCAAACGCTGTCCAACCCAACCAACGTAACTGCGGGGCAGTCGGGGAATATCGTCATCACCCAGAACGCAACGCCTAGCACATTGGCCTACGGTAGCTACTGGAAGTCGGTTGATGGTACGACCCCCGCAGTGTCAACCACAGCCAACGCGGTCAACGTGCTGAGTTACTACGTGGTTAGCTCCACGTACGTCATGTTCCAGTTGAACAAGAACGGGGTGGCCTGATGCTGGGTAACAACCTCGGGCTGATGCAGACCGCTGCTTCGAGCGGGGCCACGTACACCTACGCCACTTGGGACGCCGCCACAAAAGGCTCTGACGTAACGCTGACCAACGGCAATCTGACAGCATCGTCTAACTACACCGTAGCTGGAGCGCACTGCGTGGTTGGAACAATGGGCAAGACCACGGGGAAGTGGTATTGGGAAGTGCGTTTTGACGCACTCGCGGCTGGCTCTGTATACCCAATGCTGGGTGTAGCGAGAGCGTCGTTTCTGTCCGCATGTTCGACGACTGACTACCCCGGTAAAACCGCAGACTCTTGGGGCTATTACGGCGGCTCTGGAGCGCAGTACAACAACGCCAGCAGCAGTGCGTTTGGCGCTGCGTACGCCGTTGGGGATATCGTGGGTTTCGCTTTAGACGCGGACGCCCGCTCTTGTCAAGTCTATAAGAACGGGGTGCTACAAGGTACATGGAGCAGCATACCCGGAACTGATGCTCTTTACCCGGTTGGTATTGAGTCTTCAACTGTCACCGCCAACTTCGGTGCATCCATGCTCAAGTTCCAGCCTCCCGCTGGGTACAACGCGGGGCTATTCACAGCCTCTGGGTTGCCTACGTTTGCGACTTGGAATCCGAGTGACAAGAATGCCGGAATCTCACCATCAAATGGGAACTTATCGGAATTCGGACCAGCAACCGCTAGCGGAAAAATCCGCTCAACGATTGGGGTGTCCTCTGGTAAGTGGTATTGGGAATTCACCACCGACACAACAGCTGGACCAATAGCTGGTATTGCGAACGCATCCAGCAGCTTATCTGCCTACACTGGGAGTGATGCCAATAGCTACGCCTACTACTCCAACGGAAATAAGTACAACAACGGCTCTAATGCGGCTTACGGAGCCACTTTTGGTGCCGGCGACATTATTGGCGTAGCCCTTGATATGGATGCTGGCACCCTCTCGTTCTATAAGAACGGGGTAAGCCAAGGAGTTGCATACACTGGTCTAACGGGAACCTACTATGCGTCGGCGGGCAACTCTGGTGGGTCAGGTAGTCCTGGGGTAACCGCCAACTTCGGCGCAACCCCACTCGTCTACGCGCCACCTGCAGGGTATAGCCATGGGCTGGCTTCAGCTTCGTACACACCTGCGATCAACTACGCGACGTTTGACCCCAACGATAAGAGCAGTTACTCAACCCTGTCAGGCGGGAACCTCGTATCAACCTTCTCAAACGTTGGCGGGAAAGTCAGAGGAACGCGCGTGTCCACCAGCGGGAAATGGTACTGCGAGCATACCGTCAACGTGTCTGGGAACCTCTATATAGGTGTCAGCTCGTACGCGGCCAGCTTGTCAAGTTATACGGGAAGCGAGGCGACAAGCGTAGGGTACAACTCCAACAGCGGGAATATATACAAAGGCGGGACCGGGGTCGTTGCGGAGCCCTCCTACACGACCGGGGATGTGATTGGCACCGCGTACGACGCAAAGACAGGTGACGTTAGTTTCTACAAGAACGGCGGGTTCCTTTACACCGTAAGCGCCGTTTCCGCTGGGATGGAAGTGCCTTCCGCGTCAGGTGCCATTACGACGCAGATCACCGCCAACTTCGGAGCCACAGCCCTCAAGTACGCGCCCCCAGCGGGTTACTCATGGGGCGTCGGGGACCGCCCGACGCCGTTCAGCCGTAGCTATGCGACTTGGAACCCTGCGGATAAGGGTGCGAATGTAACTTTGTCCAATGGCAACTTGACCACGACGAATACAACGACGGCCTCAATTGTCAGGTCCACCATAGGTAAGTCATCCGGTAAGTGGTATTGGGAGGTGACGGTCAATTCCACATACGGTCACGCGGGCATTGCCAATGCCACGGAGTCCCTTAACACCTACGTTGGGTCGGATGCGAATGGGTGGGCTTACAACAGCCTGAATGGGCTTTTGTACACCAACGGAACTACATCTGGAACAAACGCAACATGGTCAACTGTAGGCGATGTGATCGGGTTCGCCTTGGACCTTGATGCGGGGACGCTGAAGTTTTACAAGAACGGCACGTTACAGCCGAGCTACTTTAGCGGTATTCCAGGCGGCACCTATTACGCGGCGATTGGAACAAACAGTGCCGGAACAAACACTGCCAACTTCGGCGCAACCCCATTCGCATACCCCGCCCCCACGGGATTCACAGGACTGTATTAAGGACTCACCATGTGGACTGATGGTAATAAGATGATCGCGGACTACGACGCCTACACTGGGCCGGACGGTACGCAGTACCCGAACAACTTCCCGAAGGGTCAGATTCCGGGGCTTACGCACGTACCCGACGCGCCCCCGCATGTGCCGACACCCGACGAGATAGCTGCGCAGCTTGCGCAAGCGAAGATAGACAAAAACGCGCAGATCAACGGCTGGCGCGCGGCTGCGAACAAAACGTTCTTCACATACTCCGGCAAGCAGATCGCGTGCGACGACCTGAGTCGTGGGGATATTGATGCAGTGGCGGGGTCTATCGCGCTCACAGGCGCGTTTCCGGTAGGGTTTCCGAACGCCTGGAAAGCCATGGACAACACCTATGTTTCGATCCCTGACGTGGCCACGTTCAAAGCCATGTACGCAGCCATGACACTACAGGGCACGCAGAACTTCGGGCACAGCCAGAACCTAAAGGCTACGGTTGCAGCGGCTACGACTCTGGATCAAATCAACGCGGTGGTGTGGTAACTATGAAATACGAAGTCGCGTTCTACAAAGGGCGGTCCCGTTTCTTCAACCGCGCTGTGGCGTGGTGGCTGCGGGGTCCGTACAGCCACTGTGAGTTGATCATGGCGCGTAATGGCACCGAGGCTACGTGCGCGTCGTCGAGTTACTTGGACGGCGGGGTACGCACCAAAACAATGGTGCTCGATCCAGACCATTGGGACGTTGTGGAAGTTGACCGCAGCGCGATTCCTGAAATCTGGCTGCGCGTGCATAAGGGCGACCGGTACGACGTGCTGGGCCTGCTTGGCTTCGTGTGGCGTAGGCAGAGCGGGGACCAGCGCAAGTGGTTCTGCTCCGAGGCTGTCGCTGCGATGCTGGGCTTTCCTGAGCCGTGGCGCTTCGACCCCATGACGTTGTGGGCTGCTGTACAGAACGGGGGCAGAAAGTGACAGACGACATGACTAAGCGCCTGAGCGCAGCTTTCTTCGACACGGACCTGATAGCCACGCGCTTCATTCTCGCCATGGCTGAGTTTCTATGGGCCGCAATGCTGTGGTGGCCGGGCGACACCTTTGGTCGCCCCACCTACACGATCATGGCCCGTGTGATGCCCGAGGACGCCTGGGGCCTGGTGTTCGCGCTATCGAGCGTCACACAAGTGAGTATCGTTGCGCAGGGTCACTTCTGCCGCACCTACGCCCGCATATTCGCCGGGTGGAACGCTGCGCTGTGGACCTATGTTGTCGTATCCATGCTGCTGTCGGTTTACCCACCGCCTGCTGCCATATCCGGGGAAATCGCGCTCATGGTCGCGGCTACTTGGGTGTGGATTCGTCCCGCCGTTCTTTACTACTGGTATAGGAAATCCCATGTCGGAACACAACAACAATGACGTATGGCCGCAAGTAGAGCGGCGCAAGAAGATGGCGGACGGCGTGAATGTCACGCTAGAGGATGTGTGGGAACTTCTGAAAGAAGTGAACGAGCGCCTGTCGGTGCTTGAACACCGGTACGGCTATGTCAGCAGCGCGTTCGTACAGAATGACCTGGGCAAGCCCGACTATGACGGTCATCGCCGCGCCCACCTGCAACAGATCAGGACTGCCGAAGCTATGGAGGGCTACAAGCAGGAGGGCACCAAGGGCGTCATCAAAGCCGTTGTCGGGTTCATTGTGGGCGTGTTCTCGCTTGGCATAGTCGAGTGGATTCGCACGGGTGGCGTGAAATGAACGACGCCATGACGTTCAGCGAGCGCCTTGTCGCGCTGGTCAAGAACTTTGAGGGCTTGCAGCTTACCGCCTACCGCTGTCCCGCTGGCGTACTGACGATTGGCTACGGGCACACAGGGCCAGAGGTGGTGCCCAACCTGAGCATCACCTCGGACAAAGCAGACTCGTTTCTGCGGGCCGACCTGCGGTTTGCTGAGTGGGGCGTACGCACGTACTCCAAAGTGCCGCTAACGCAGGGCCAATACGACGCCCTGACGGACTTTGCCTTCAACCTGGGCATTGGTGCGCTACGGGATTCGACTCTCATGAAGAAGGTCAATGCCAAGGACTTCGCGGGCGCTGCGGATGAGTTTGGCAAGTGGATACACGCGGGCGGCAAAGTGCTGCCGGGTCTGGTGCGTCGCCGCGAGGCCGAACGTGCGCTATTCGTAGGGAACACCCAATGACTCCCCGCGTTCGCGCAGCTATGGAGCAATCAGGCGGGCGGCGTTTTCTGCTGGCGCTGGGATCTGGCGTGACCACGACCCTACTGCAATGGTTCGGCAAGTTAGACCCGGCGGGTAGTACCTATGCCATGGTGGTGATCGCCACAGTTGCGGCCTACATCACCGGCAACACGGTGCAAAAGGCATCCGAGTCCAAATCGACGGAGGGTGCCAAATGAACGGGCTTTACACCTATTTTGCTACGGCTTTGATAGCAGCCTAACTAGCTGCTACGGGGGTTTGGAAAGTGCAGGACTGGCGCTACGGCGCGAAGGAGAAGGAACGTGCAGAGCAACAACTTGAGAACGAGCGAGTCATTGCCCGCGCCGCTCTTAGAAATCAGGAGCGAGTCAGCGAGGCGCAAAGCGCTGCGTCAAACCGCATGGTGGTACTGCGCCGGGATGCTGACCGCGCTCGTGCTGCTGCTGATGGGCTGCGCATCGCCACCGAACAAGCAATGCGAGATGCAGCAACTTCCCACGCCGCCTGCACTGAGCGAGCCCATACCCTCAGTGTCGTACTCAATCAGTGTGGGGCAGCGTATCAAGAGCTGGGGGCTGTCGCTGATCGGCACGCCAGCGACGTCCAAACCTTGATGGCTGCTTGGCCGCGCTAAATCCTGTGTAATTTCTGGTGTAAAACGGTGCAAATTAGGCCCGTTTTTTGATGGCCCTGAAGCGGGCCTCCACTCTGAGAACCGTGCCGATTTACGGGTTCACTGGCATTCACACTGCAGGGGTCACAAGTTCGAACCTTGTACCGCCCACCA